AGACGATCGCGGCGCGGGACTCGGAGGCGGAGCAGGCGCTGCAGTTGGGGGTGCAGCGCCTGGAGGGGGGGCTGCTGGTGCATGGGGCGGATGATGACGGGTTGACCGCGGCGGTGCTGGCGCTGCCTGCGCAGCGGGTCCGCAAGCGGTGGGAGGCGGGGAAGATGGCGCTGCTCGCGGCGCTGGTGGCGGCCCGGCCGCATCCGAAGTCGTCGTCGGCGTGATCTACCAGCCAGGCCCGGCCCCGTCGCCGCCGCCGGTCTCGATGCGGCGGACCTCGGCCATCCAGGCGCGCATCTCGGCGGCGGCGGACCGTTCCACGGCCAGCGCGGGGTGGGGGACGAGGCGGCCCTTCGGGTCGGTGATGACGATGCCGTCGGCTTGGACGGCGGCGCGTGCGCCGGCCCATTCGGCGACGGCGGAGTCGTAGGCGGCGCGGATCTGTTCGTCGACGGTCACGGCGACACCCCCCGGGGCATGGGAATCAGGGTTCCTGTCGCAGGATACCTGTACCGTGGTTCGCGTGACCGCTGTGATCGCGCAGGTCCTCGGTGGACTCCTCCTCGTCGCCGGTATCGGCATGTGGTCGCTGGCCGCGGCCCTCGTCGCCGCCGGGCTGCTCCTCCTGGCCGCGGGGACCCTCGCCGAACGGGCTGCGGGCTGATGGGCCTCGGGGCGTGGCTGCGGACCGAACGGGCGACCGGACCCGCCGGGCTGACCTGGACCTCGTGGTCGGACGTCGAGGACGCCGCGGAACGCATCGGCTGGGTGGACAGGGAGCGCGCCGCCGGGCTGCCCGGCGTCGGCCACGGCGTCGACCTCGTCGCCTCCGTCGTCGGCTCCCTGCGGCCCAACTCGGTGCGGAACCTCCACGACCCGGTCGCGCCGCTGGAGGTCCTGCCCCGCCCCGGGCTGTTCCGCAACCCCGACCCGCAGTGGCACGGCGCCGCGACCTGGCTCGCAGCCGCCACCGCCGACATGCAGTGGGACGGGAACTGCTTCGCCCGCCGCGAGGACCCCGACCGGCTCGGCTACCCCGGCCGGCTCCCCCTCGTCCCCCCCTCCGTGGTGTCCTGGGGCCCGTCGCAGTCCGATCCGGGGAGCACGTACATCGTGGACACCCCGGCGGCGAGGATCGAGGTGCCGCCGGCCGACATGTTCCACGCCGCCGTCAACGTCCGCTCCGGGCAGCGGATGGGCCGCGGCATCCTGGAGCGGTACCAGCACCTGCTGCGGCTCATGATCGCCGTGGAGCAGGCCACGTTCACCGTGATGCGGGACGGGAAGCCGGTGGGGATCCTGTCCGCCGACGTCGACATGACCGGCGACGAGTTGAAGCAGGTGAAGTCGGACTTCATCGCCGGTGTCCGCCGGGACGGGATCGCGGCGCTGGTGCGCTCCCAGTTCGCGCCGGTGTCGTGGTCCGCGCAGGACCTCGCACTGGTCCCCGCCAGGGAGCACAACCTGCGCCTCGCCGCGGACATCACCGCGGTCCCCCCGTACCTCCTCGGAGTCCCCTCGGAGTCCCGCGTCTACTCCAACATGGAGACGGAGTGGTCCAACTTCGTCCGGGTGACGGTGCAGCGGTACCTCGGCCCGCTCGCGGACGCGTTCGGCCGGTGCCTGCCCCGCGGGCAGGACGCCGCGTTCAACACCGACGACCTGACCCGCCCGGACGCCGCGACCAGGTGGGCCAACCACAAGATCGCCCACGACATCGGGGCGGCGACCGTCGCGGAGATCCGGCAGGAGGAACGGATGGGGCCGATGGTGCAGGAGGCGGGATCATGACCGTCCTCGCGGAGAGGAAGCTGCCGTCGCTGCGGATCGAGCTCGCGGCGAAGGTGGACGGGGTGGATGGCGGGGACCGGCCCACCATCTCGGGGACCGCGGCGACGTACAACGTCCGCGTCGACCGCGGGTACGGGCTGGAGATGGAGCTCGTACCCGGCTGCTTCGCGAAGTCGGCGAAGGAGGCGCACCGGGTGATGCTGCTGTGGCAGCACGACCACGAGGAGCCGATCGGCCGCACCGTCGCGCTGGACGACTCCGCGCAGCGGCTCGCGTTCACGGCCAGGTTCACGACCGACCCCGCCGTCCCGACCGCGGCGAAGGCCCGCGCCCTGTACCTCGACAAGGTGATGGACGAGGTGTCGGTCGGGTTCGAGGTGCTGAAGTTCGAACGGATCGAGGACGCCGAGCACGATACGGTGCTGTACCGGGTGCTGGAGGCCCGGCTGCGGGAGATCTCCTGCGTCACGTTCGGGGCTCTGGGCGAGCACGCCCGGGTCGCGTCGGTGAACGCGGAGGCCGCCGCGGTGGATGTGCGGGTCCTGGAGGCGCGGCGCCTCGCCGCGGAGGTGGCGCGGCTGCTGGCATGAACGGCCGGCCGGCGCTACCGTTGGACGCAGACCGAGAAGGTCCAGCGTCCCGCCCGGCCCCCCGCGCACGCGGGGGACGTGCCGAGGCCCCGCGCTGGTGAGGTTCCCACACCCACCAGCCGGGAGGACCCGTGTCGAAGAAGCTCATCGAGAAGCTGCGCAAGGACCGAGACGACTACACCGCCACCATCGAGCGGTACGCGAAGCGCCTGGAGGACGGGGAGGAGCTCGCCGAGGGCGACGCGAAGACCCTCGCCGACTGCCGTGCCGAGGCCGCGGCCCTGAACGAACGGATCGGGGAGCTGCAGGCGCAGGAGACCGCGCGGCTGCAGGCCGTGATGCGGGACAGCGAGTTCGACGCGCTGCAGCGTGCCGCCGCGGAGCACGCCACCGGCACTGCGTACACCCGCGACCGTCCCAAGTCCCTCGGGGAGCGGTTCACCGCCTCCGACCAGTACGCCCGGTTCGTCGCCGCCGGTGCGCGCGGGGAGTCGGGCGCGTTCGATGTCGGGTTCGCGCTGATCAAGTCGACCGACGCGACCGACAAGCAGATCGCCCCGGTGTCCCGGGCTTCGGACGCTCCGCTGCCGCAGTACACGACCCCGCTGCTGGACGCCTGCGGGTTCGAGACCGTGTCCTCGACGAACATCGAATGGATCGAGTGGCCGATCGCGCTGCCGCTGGCCGGGGTCGTCGCGGAGGGCGCGGTCAAGCCGGAGGCGGCGTACGCCCCGGTGGTGAAGACCGGCAGCCTGGAGAAGCTCGCGCACCGCATCCCGATCACCGACGAGTTCCTGCAGGACAACGCGCGCATGGAGTCGATCATCGGCGGGGCGCTGGTCAACGGCGTGAAGGCGAAGGCGGAGGCCCTCGCAGCGGCCGCGATCGCCGGCGCGACCCTGCCCACCGCGGAGCACGAGACCCTGCTGAAGGCGATCCGTGTCGGCATCGCGACCGTGCAGTCGGTCGGGTTCCGGCCGAACGCGGTCGTGGTGAACCCGATGGACTACGCGGAGATCGACATCGAGCTCCTGGCGGCGACCATGTCCGGGGCGCGCCGCGAGTCCCCGGTGTGGGGTTTGACGGTGATCCCCGCCCCCATCGTCCCCGCCGGGACCGCGTACGCCGGTGACCTGGTGTCCGGGGTGACCACGTTCGCCCGGTCCACCGCGACCCTGGACATGGCCACGCAGAACGCCGACGACTGGGAGAAGAACATCATCCAGCTCCGCGCCGAGCAGCGGGTGAAGACGGTGGTGGTGCAGCCGAAGGCGCTGGTGAAGGTGACCGTGGCAGAGGCCCCTTAGCAGCCGCAGCGGGTGACGGCGGCGCCCCCGAGCCGCCGTCGCCTGCGCCGCCGCCCGCGGCACCGAAGAAGAGGCGGCAGTCGTCGTGACCGCGCTGCTGGTCGGCGTGGACGCGTTCCGGGAGTACGCGGGCATCGGCGCGTCGGTGGCCGACGATGTGCTCGCCGACGCGCTGGACGAGGCGGAGGCGCAGCTCGTCGCCGACGTCGGCTGCGCGTCGGTGGCGGACATCCTTGCGGTGGAGGGGGCGGTCCCGATCGCTGCCGGTGATGTCCGCAGGCGGGCGGCGAACCTGTTCGCCCGCCGGAACTCCCCGGAAGGGATCGCGGGTTCCGGCGACGACGGGGTCATCACCGTCCCCGCCGGCGACCCGGGGTCCCCCGCAGCGGTCCGCCGGCTGCGCCGCCTGCTGCGGATCGCGGCCGGCGGGCAGGTGGTGGTGGCCTGATGGATGTCCCCGCCGCCCGTGAAACCCTCGCCGCAGCCGCCGCCACGGTCCTGGAATGCGCCGCGTACCCGCCGGACAAGGTCGCCGCCCCCGCGATGTGGGTCGACTCCCTGTCCCTGGTCTACGAGGGGGGCACGTTCTGCTCCCCCGCGTCCGGCACTGCGACGCTGGTCGGGGTCGCGCAACGGCACGACCGTGCCGAGTCGATCCGCCGCCTGGAGTCCGCGATCCCCCGGGTCGTGGAAGCGCTCTCCGACATCCCCGGGGTCCGTGTCACCGACACCCAGACCGGGGTCGTCCAGGTCGCAGGCCAGGACCTCCCCGGAGTCACCGTCACCGTCCAATTCCACGCGAGCTGAGGAGCAAACCATGGCCGGGATCACCACCGCACCGTTCACCCTGAAGGATGTCAGCGTCACCCTGAAGCTCATCGACGAGGGGGGCACCGCCACCGTCCAGGAGTACAAGTGCCAGTTGACGGAGGCCACCTGGGTCCCGTCGGACGCGTCGTCCTCCAGCCAGGAGCTGGTGACGTTCTGCACCACCCACTCGGACTCCAGCGGCGGCGGCGACGCCACCTGGGTGCTCCAGTTGGCGGGCTTCCAGTCCTGGGCCGACGCGACCGACTTGTCGATGTTCCTCTTCGACAACGAGGGCGAGAAGGCGGAGGCGACCCTGCTTCCGGGCCAGGGCGGCGCAACGGTGTCGGCGACCAACCCCGGCTTCAAGGGGACGGTCACGCTGAAGCCGGTGAACATCGGCGGCACGGCCCGGCAGTTCGCCACCTTCACCGTGAGCCTCCCGGCGGACGCCAAGCCCACCAAGGTGACAGCCGCAGCGTGAACTGGGCGAAGCGGCGGCACTGGTGGAGCCTCCCGTGCATCTGCGACGGGCAGCGCATGTGCCGCCGCCACTGGGCCGAAGCCTGCAGGGAAGGGGTGCCTGATGGCGCGTGACCTGGGTGATCTGGCGGTGTCGCTGTCGCGGGCACCGGCGTCGATCCGTGCCGGGCAGGAGCGGGGGGTCGCGAAGTCGGCGATGTACGTCACGAACGTGATCCGCGACGACACCCGCCGCGACACCGGCGGCGACTCCCGGCTGTCCGGGGTCGGGAGGTCGGGTGCCAGGGTCGGGGCCCGGTACCGGGTCACCGGGACGGGTGCGGCCGCGAGAGCGTTCATCAAGGCGCTCGGCCCGTACCAGCTGCTGGAGCGGGACACGTCGGCGCATTTCATGGTGCCCCGCGGCTGGCGGGTGTCGAAGCGGTACGGCAACGCCGTGGCGAAGGGCCGTGACGCGAAGGGGCCGATGTTCCTCGCCGGGTCGAAGGCGTTGAAGTTCAAGGGCGGGTTCTACGCGACCGCCGAGCATCCCGGGACACGGGGCAAGCACACGTTCGAGCGGGCGTGGAAGCGTGCCGCGCCGCGGACGACGGAGATCTTCGGCCGCGAGGTCGCGGCCGCGCTGAAGAAGGGCTGGTGACCCCGTGGCGTGGACCGTGACGTTGAACGGGCAGATGTTCTCCACCGACGACATGACCCTCGGGGAACTGGGGGAGGTGGAGAAGGCGTCGGGTGTGCCGTGGTCGCTGCTGAACCCGTGGACGAACGTGGCGGTGGCGCGGGAGTTCGCGCGGATCGCGCTGTCCCGGCAGGGGCTGGGTGCGGAAGCGGTTGACGCGCTCGCCGCGCGGGACCTGAAGAAGGCATTCGACTTCGTGGAGGACGAGCCGATGCCTGCGGTGGACGGGGAGGCTGGTGCGGCCCCTTTGGACCTGAGTTCCCGGTCCTCCTCGCGTGGTGCGCGAGGCGGTTCCGGTGGAGGCCGGGAGAAGCCCGCCAAGAGCGCGTCGGCGATCTGATGATCCTGCTGAGGGCCGACCTGGAGGAGGTGGCGTAGATGTCCTTCACCGACCGGATCTTGGTGGTCTTGGATTCAACCTCGGCCGGTGCCGTCAAGGAGATGGACCGCCTCCAGCGCTCCACCAAGGAGGCCGACAAGGGCGTCTCCGCCCTCGGCAAGACGATGAAGGGCGCGCTGGTCGCGGGTGCTGCGGCGTTCGCCGGTGCCGGTCTGGTGTCGTTCCTGAACACCAGCGTGACCGCCTACTCCGAGGCCGCGAAGAAGGCCGGGGAACTGGCGAAGGCCACCGGCGGCTCGGTGGAGAACGTCAGCAGGATGACCGCCGCGTTGCAGGACAACGGGGTGTCCGCGGAGCAGACCGCAGCGCTGCTGTCGAAGTTCACCGCGACCGTGGGCAAGAACGACGCGCTGCTCGGCAAGTACGGCGTGACGCTGAAGAAGAACGCCGACGGCTCTGCCGACTACGCGGACGCGATGGTCCAGGTCATCGACAACATTGCGAAGATCGGGGACGCATCGAAGCGGCAGGCCGCGCTGACCGAGGTGTTCGGCAAGAAGCAGGCCGCCGTGTTCCAGGAGTTGGCGGCGTCCGGCGTCAGCCTGTCCGACGCGATGCAGGCGGTCAGCAAGTACCGGGTGTTCGACTCCGAGGACGTGGCCCGCGCCGTGCAGTACGACGATGCGATGGACAAGCTCGGCGGGTCCGTGCAGGGCCTGCAGTTCGCCCTCGGGGAGGCGCTAGTCCCGGCGCTGTCCGCTACTGCGGATGTGCTGGCCGAGGTCGTGGAGTTCATGTCCGGCATCCCCGTCGAGGTCTACGCCGCGGTCGGCGGGTTCGTCGCGCTGAAGGGCGCCATGTCGTTCTTCGGACCCGCGCTGTCCTCTGCGGTCTCCGATGTGGCGCTGGCGATGACCGGGCTGGGCGCGGTGAAGCCTGGGGAGTTGGCGAAGGGCATCGTGTCCGCGATCGGCCCCGCGAACCTTGCCCTGGCCGGTCTCGCAGGGGCGTTCATCGCCGTGTCCCTGGCGCAGGACAACTTCGAGCAGTCGGTGAGGGACGCGGTACCCCGGTTGAAGGAGTTGGAGGACGCCGGGGCGACGTCGGCGCAGGCGATCAAGCAGGTCGCTTCGGAGATCGAGGCGAACTCCAACGTCTTCGAGAACTTCTGGGCCGCGCTGGCCGGCGATTCCCGTGGCGGCGGCGGTTCGTGGAAGGACTGGCTGGTCGTAATCCCGCTGCTCGGCGGCTACCTCGGCGACCTGATCGACGCGTTCACCGAGGGCGGCGACGACGCTCAGGCGTACGAGAACGAGCTGCGGAAAGTCGCCGACGAGATGGGTGCTTTGGCTGCGGCGACAGCCGACGCGGAGGTGAAGCAGCGGTCGTTGAACGACATCCTCGCCGAGGGCGGTGCGACCGCGGAGCAGATCGCCGCCGCCGCGTCGGAGGCCGCCGCCGCACAGTCGGCTGCGAACGCGGTGACCGAGGCCGCGGCTGTCGCTATGGGCCTGTACGCGGTGAGCATCCAAGGTGTTGTGGACTGGCAGTCGCGGCTCGCCACGGGTGCCGCGGACGCGCAGTCGGCGCTCGGGTCGTTGCAGGACACCCTCGGCCGGGTCGGGGCGGTCATGGACGACCCTGAGACGTGGGAGAACGAGGTTGTACTGAACACGGCGCAGGCCGAGGCCGACCTGTACCGGTACGTCGGGATCCTCGCGAACTCCGGTTTGACCGCCGAGCAGATCATCCCGCTGCTGATCGACCTCCAGAACCGGGATGGTACGTCCGCGGAGGCTGACGCGGTGGTGCAGGGGGTCATCGACGCGATCACCGGGAAGAGCAACGAGGTGCCGCCGCTGCTGGTCGGCACGGCGCTGGACCCGAACTCGCAAGCCAACACGCAGGCAGGCATCGACGGTTTGACCGCGCCGAAGACGACCGCGATCACGGTCACCACCGAGTACCCGGGCGGCGGGTACGAGGGAGCGAAGGCGCGTGCCGACTACCTGTCGCAGGAGCGCAAAGGCAGCATCGCGATCGACGTGCGGTTCTCCCCGGACGGGTACAACGCGATCAAGGCCCGTGTGGACTACCTGGCGCAGAACCGGACGGCGACGATCACCCAGGTCGTCAACCAGGTCACCGGCACCAGGGTGGCGGGCGTGGAGCAGCAGTCCATCGGCGGCGGGGTGAACGCTGCCGCCATGTTCTCCCCGATCAACATGGTCCGCGTGTCGCTCGACGGCAGGGAGTTGCGCTCGGTCATCGACGACGAGATCCGGGCCCTCACCCCGGCGAGGCAGGAGGTGGCGTGATGGCTGCTGCGACGTTGACCGCCACGGTGGGCGATTCCCTGCCGGGGTCGGTGCGGCTCGCCGTCGCGGCCGACCCGAACCTGCCGGGGACGCTGGTGCGGCGCGACGGTGCGCTGCCCGCGCAGCCTGTGCGGAACTTCACGGGCACGGGGTCCGGTGTGGCCGTGGTGATCGACTGCGAGGCGCCGCTGGGGAGGCCGGTGTCGTACGCGCTGCTGGGGGAGGACGGCACGGTCCTCGCCACGTCGGGGTTTGTGACCTGCCCCGCTCCGGGGAACGGTTATTCGCTGGTTCGGTCGGTGCTCGCCCCGCAGGTCGTGTGGGGCTGGTGGGAGCCTGCGGACGAGACGGGCGTCGAGTGGCCCTCGTCCACAACCCCGTTCCCGGTGGTCGGCTCGGACACCCCGATCGTGGTGTCGGAGGTGCGGCAGCGGCACACGGGCGTCCTCTCGTTCTACTGCAAGAGCATCGGGGAGGCGGATCGTCTGGTGTCGCTGATGCGGGACGGCACCGCCGTCCTGGTGCGGCACTCCCCGTGCGCGGCGAAGCAGACCCGCGACCTGCTCATGTACCCGTTGGATGTGCGTGAGCAGCGCTGGGGCCGTTCCGGCGGCAGGCTGGTGGCGGTCGCCTACCAGTCGAGCAAGTTCGTGCTGGGCGACACGATCACTCCGCCGGACGCATGGAACTTCGCCGCGCTGCGGGACTCGGCCCCGACGTTCGCCGATCAGGCCGCACTGTTCGCGACGTTCGGCGACATGGCCCTGAACCGCCCCAAGGTTCGACGGTGAAGGCCCGCACGGCAGCCGATAGGGAGGCTGTGGGGCGAGGGCACCGCAGGCTGGCCCGTGCGGAGTTGTGGCGTCCCTCCGGGTTCGTCTGCGACGTCCCGATCACTTCCGGGTCCGTCTCCTTCTCGCTGTCCCGCGCGGACGGGGACCGCTCCGGGTCGATCACGGTCCCCGGCTACTCATGGGAGGATCTGCTCTCGCCGAAGCATTACGGCTGGATCGTCGTCACCATCGACATCGACGATGCCAGGTGGAACCTCGGGGAGTTCCCGATCACCGGAACGCAGGTCGAGACCCCCGGCGGCGCGGTGGTTGTGACCCTCGGCGACTGGGCCTACCGGCGCTCCCGCTCCGTGGTGGAGGAGCCCGCGAACAGCCTCATCGTCGGCACCACGGTCGCGGACATGGCTGCGCAGCACATGTCCCACGTCATGCCGTGGACGGTGACCTGCACGCGCGACGACACCGGCGGCGCGATGATGCCGACCGAAGCCAAGTTGGGCGGGGGCGCGGACGTGTGGGCCGCGATGCAGCAGGCGGCCGGGCTGTCCGACGCACGCCTCGTCATGACCTCCCGCAGCACGCTGGAACTGCGCCGCTACGACCCTGCCGAGGCTGCGTCGGAAGACCTGGCGGGGCTGCTGATCCGTGGCACCCGCACCGTGTCGGCGGCGAAGGGCGACGCCTGCAACCGCGTGGTCGTGCGCATGGACGGCGCGGACGGGCAGACGTTCGGGGCGGTGCGCACGCTGGACACCGGGCCGTTCGCGTACGGGCAGGAGTTCGGCTTTGCCCAGATCGTGGAGAACGTGCGGGTCGAGTCGCCCTCCGACGATGCCGCCGAAGCCGAGTCGATGCGGATAGGCAACCGCCGGTTCGGGGCGATGAAGTCGGTGGACGTGCAGACCCCGGTGCTGCCGTGGCTGGAGGTCGGGGACACTGTGTCGGTGGATATCGGCGGGGTGCTCGAAAGGGTGCTGATCGAGACGCTGACGGTGCCGCTGACCGCGAACCAGCCGATGAGGCTCACCGGCCGCGACGGCGGATGGACGGGGGTGCGCTGATGCCGTGGTCCCCGAGGAACGAGCCCGTGACCTTCCGCAACGCCACCGTTTCCGCCGTGAACGCGGGCAGGGCCACGATCGCGATGGACGGGGGGACGCACACCGGGGTCGCCGTGTACGGCGCCGCAGCACCCGGCGACAAGGTGCTGGTGGCGGTGCAGGGGACGTCCATGACGGTCCTCGGGGCCGGTGGCGCGGCTGCGGCGGGACCGCCAGGGCCGCAGGGCGATCCGGGACCGGCAGGTCCCAGCGCGGTCAGCACGGACGAGGGCAATACCAGCATCCTCGGCTCGGACGGCCTCATCTACACCCCGCACGTCCCGTTCACGCCGGTCACCATCGATTTCGTGGGCCCGCCGAGGTTCCCGAACATGGCGCAACTCGCGGCGCGCTGGCCGTCGCCGCCGCGGGGCGCGGTCGCAATCGTGGACGGCAGGCACTACCAGTACGGGACGTGGGGCTGGTTCATGCCCGTCGAGGCGTTCCGTGCGGCGATCCAGTTCACTTCCGGCGTCGGCGCCTACCGGTTGTCGCACACATGGATGGAAGACTCGATGGCCGTCCTCGCGAACATCGACCGGGACACGGTGGAGTGGTTGCAGGCGAACGGGTACAGGACCCCGGACGCGGTGTGGGCGACCGCCAGCCCGAACGGGCAGGAGGTCGGCATCTCGTTCACCCAGGGCGGGACGGGCGCGGACTGCGGCAACCTGTTGCTGATGGTCGTCTGCCACGTCGTGCGATGGGACGCGCCGGTTGATGCGACAACCCCGGTCCCCCGTCCTCCCACCGGAGGTGGCGGCGGAACACCGCCCCCGGTCGCAGCACAGGCGGTCGTCAACAACCCCGCGTGGAACTCGTGGCAGTCGTTCAAGGGCACCGGCGCGGTCAACACCGCTGCGGGGCAGAAACTGATGTACGGCACCTATTCGGGGACGAACGGCAACCAGCGGTCGGTGGTGGTGTTCGACCCGCCCACGTTCACCGCCCCGCTGGCGGCGCTCGGCGCGGCACGCATCACCGGCGGCACGCTGACGTTCACGAACCTGCACACGTTCGCGAACAGCGGCGGGTCCGTGCTGGTGTCCCCGTACACGGGGACC